GCTCCAGTTACATCTAATGTACCAGGAATGTCAATGTCACTAGCAAACTCAACCGCCGTTCCAGCTGCATTAGTTTGCAGCAGTTGCCGGGGAGCCGACCCAGTGCCAATACCAGCAATAGCTACGTCATCAATGTACTTTTTAGTAGCAGCATCGGTGTCAGCCGTAGGGGTACCAAGGTTGATAATCTTGTTACCACCCATGTCCAACGTACCAGTCAAGCTACCACCAGTACTATCAAGACTACGATTGACGGTTTCTTGGACAGCGTATAGAACCTGAAGGTTATTGTCGTTAAGATCTTGAGCACGAATAGCAGATCCCGCAAAGAACGTAGCCTGTGCGGAATCCGTATCAGTTACCCGATAAATTCTAATCGCAACACCGTTAGCAGGTGCTGAATTAAAATTGATAGTTGTAGCGTTAGCAAGAGTATATGCAGATGTATCGACTCCATCAAGGCTTACCTTAATGTCCGTCTCTTCAAGATATGGAAATGTAAAGGAGTAACTAACAGTTGAGTTATCTCCAGTGTATGTGTTTTGTGTAGTTGCCATTACGCTTTAACAAAAAGGAATGGGTGGATTAAATGTTAGGCATAAGTTGACCTTTGCTTTCACGAAGCTTTTGGTAAAGATCAACACGTTTTTGTGCACGTTCTTCATAAAGAACATTAGTTTCATCAGGATGATTTTCACGGACTTTTGCCCATGCCTTCTTACGTGCACGTTCAAACCTGTCACGAATCAGACGGTTATGCAGATAAGCTTTCATAGGATCAAGATCCCGCTTACCGTTCCGTACATCATCTTGCATAAGTTTGATAGATGCTTTTACATCTTCACGTCCAGCAAGCTCATCAAGAGATTTTTCAAGGTTTAATTTACCAAGCTCTTGTTGGAACCATGAACGCATCTGAGGGTATTCAGAAAGATCAACATTGTCAGGAGAGCTGTAGCTCACAAGACGAAGATCATAATTACTATTCCAAAGCATAGTGCGCCCAGGACTATCAATCATTTGCAAATTAATAGGACTCAGGGAGTTCCACATACGCTCCATGAAGTTCCAATCACGGATTGGTTTACCGTTCAGGATGTCATACTTAACAGCCAGAGCATCATCACCGAACTCAGTCAAAAGGTTACGGTTACGGATACTTTTAACAAGACTGCCGTTAATCTCACGCATGTGAGGATTGATCATCTTACCAATTTCATTACGAAGGCTAGCAAGAGGAACAGTGTTGTTTTTAAGACCACCAATAATCTTTTCGTGTTGCTTAGATTCACCAGAGAACAAATCAACAAACTGACCAAGACCTTGCAGATAAGACTTACTGGTAGCAGTACCAGCAACAGCCAGTGCAACAGTCATCAAGTTAGTTTCTGCCCACTGTGGACCCATCAGCTTCATATTGTCGCCAATATCAGCGATAGCAGCGAGAACTGTGTTAAACGGTTCAAAGGTGTCGTAACTGACCCAAACGTTGCCAACTTTAATGCTACGTGGTTGCCAGCCAGTATCCATCCAAAGCTTACGGAGTTGTCGGTCTTGAGGACCATTACCAGTAAGACCACCGTTCATGTAATGCATACCAGCCATGGTGACAATAGAGCCACCGATAGCTTGACGACCAGCAATCAGAGCTTGAGCATTAGCAAGGTCTTCTGGGTTATCAATTCCATACTTAAGCACTGAATCAAGATCTTCAGGCTTAGCACGGAGAATGTCAACGGATTGCTTATGAAGCAGACCCAAACCAGGCATACTCTTGTAGCTGAGCATCAGACCGTTAATACCAGTCCTAGCAAACAAGAAGAAAGGTTTAGCGAAGGGATAGCTGTTAAACAAACCTTCAAGACCAGCGGTAAACCCACTAAGATCTTGAGTAAGGGTAGCTTCTTTAACAGTAGACTTCAGATAAAGGTCGCTTTCAATGTTAACGTTGCCATCAGCATCCAGCAGATCTTTGTAGAAGTTATCTTCATACTTACGCAGTAGCTCAGGGGTAACTTCAGACACATTACCTGTCTTGCCCTCATCCATTGCTTGACGCAAGGCTTTCTCACGGGACCGTGCACGTGCCATCAGCATAGTGAAGGCATCGTCAGTAGCACCCATGATAGAAGTGCTGTAAGTCAGGAACTTGTTATCATTAAGAGAACGTGCCATATTAGCAATAGCAAATGCAGCTTTGTCTGCATCACTACCACGTGTGTCTACCCAATTCTCATACAATGCCCATTGGTCATCAGCTTTAGTACGTGCTTCTGCAAAACGAGTTTTAACAGTTGCAACATCACCTGCCCAGTAAGAACCAAGATTAGTCTTAAAAAGTTTCCAAGCTTCAGGAATAGTCTGCATAAAGGCATTCATAGATGCCATATTGGCTCTAGCAGTATCCCAATCACCACGCATACTTGCACCAACAGCGGTGTTCATAGGACGCAGTACAGCGGCAGTAAACGTACCAGACATAGCTCTCAGAGCCGTCTTAGGACCGCTAAGGATGCTGTGCATCATCACGCCTTGCAGCTCTTTAATGACAATACCGGCGTCACCTTGAAGACCAAAGTTACGAATCCGTTGCTTCATGTAAGCATCAAGATCCTTCCAGTTTTGGATCTTATTACTCATAGAGAATGCTTCAACCAAAGCTTTGGCAACAGCATCACTATCGGAGTTCTGTGCCATCTCCATGAACATGTTAACAGCAGCTTCCGATTCAGCACGGAAACCTTCCACACGTTCTTTAAGAGCAGCTTGTGCTTTTGGACCCTGCAGCTTACGGAACTCAGTAGAGATCAGATAACGAGAACGTTTAACGTTAGTAAGACCAACAATCAAACGCTCAGCAATGGTCTTCATCGGACCATCAGTATCCATCACATCAGCAATGTCAAAGATCTCTCGGCTAGCAATACCAAGGTCACGCAGTTGAGAGAACAACGAAGCGTTAACAAGGTCAGCAGCAACAACGTTCTTCATTGACCACGCTTCAACACCACCAAAGCGGTCTTGAACATCATCAAGGAATGGTTTCCAGAAATCTTCAGGATCAGTAGAGGTAGCATCACGACCAATAGTTTCTTGCATACGCTCAAAGGCATATCCATAAACCTCTTTGAAGGTCATCTTATTCTTTGCAACCTCAGCCTTCATCTCTTGATAACGGCTATCCGTAAGAAGCTCCTTAGCAAGGCGATCCAACTCAGCTTCAGTCATACCAGATTCAGTCGCCATTCGATAGGCTTGAACCGGCGTAAACATAGAGTCAGTAGAACCAGCACCAGGAGTCTCCCACTGATCATTCATCCGCTTAGCT